GCTTCGATGTCTGTTCCACCTGTGAAAGACAACGAAATATCGCGACCGGTTATTACTGTGGTTGCCATGATTTCTCCTTATGCGGTTTGTGTGTAGTAGGTAGAAACTCGAACATCTGCAATTAACAGAGTGCTTGCTCCAACTTGTGTAACAGTAGGTCTTTCTACTGAACTGACAACATATCCTGTTGGGATAACTGCCAGAACGCTCATGATTAGTTGCTCGATGTTATCTAATGAAGCAGGATTGCTATTGTAAGCAACGGCAACTGAGATTGTAAAATTAAGTTTTGCGTGAATAGTTGATTTGTTAATTGTTTCCAATTCAATGTAAGGTGAATCTGGAACGCACACCACAGCTGGAGGAATTACAGACTCTGGAACATAGGCATAGACATTTCCTGCAACACTTGCTAAAGCTGTGGCTAATGGTTGTCTAACTTGCGAAAGAATTGTTGATGCTGGCATTTATTGAGCCATCGTTTCAACATCAACATAAGGGCCAAGTAATCCAACGCATCTATTGAAAAGTGATCTGCCCATTCTGTAAGGACTTGGAGAGAAATCTACTCCTTCGATTTGTCCTCCTGCTGCAACTCTGGATTGGAATACTTCGACTGATACAACAAAGATTGCTGATCGAACGGGTTGATTTCCAACATAAGTTGATGCGCCAGATAAGGTAGCAGTTCCGGATGGGATGACATTAACTTCGAGTAAATCGGCATTAGTGATCGATGCCGAAAAGGTATATTGTCCAAGATTATCTGCCAAGACTGTTCTTGTTCCGTTGTAAGGTGTTCCGCATCCTGCGATAACAACTGATTGTCCTTCGGTGAATTCATGAATTCCTAGTGTAGTAAAAGTTGCGACATTTGTCGTTAATACTGTTGATTGGATTGCGCTTCTATAAGTAACCAATAATGGAAGGATCACGCCTTCGGCTGTGTCAATAATTCCTTCAAGATAAGCGTCATTGTATAAGGATGATGACACACCAATCACAGATCTCAACTCTGAAGCTGTAATTATGATTGGCATGTCATCTCCTTATTACTCCCATTTATAGCTGCCTACCAGCGGGAGCACCAGTAGGCATTAAGTTACTTACTTATTAGGTAAGGTTAAAGCGACGAACTCCTGCACCATAAATAGGAGCAATTGCATAATATCCATAAAGAGCGATCTGCATTTGTCCATTAGCAAGTGCTTGAACTTGTAATTGTGTTGTTGGAGATTCAAACCACTTAAACGCATCTGGAGCAACAATAAATGCGCTCTCATCAATAAGTGTTGTTACTGACATGTGTGGATCAACTGCAAGATTAAGTCCTAGAACTTGACCTGTAATTGATTGACCTGAAACATTGCCAGAAGCATTTGAAGGTTGTGCAGCTGTAAATAGAGGGCGATTTGTTGTGTCATCGCTGCCAAGAATTGTTTCCCACCATGCTGTATTAGCAACAAGGTTTGTAGCAAACTTTCCTGAAGCCTTATATGCAGCAGGAACTTCTTTAGCAATATAAGCCTTTAATCCAGCAATTGTTGCAGCTTGTGTTGATGCTTGTGTGCCTGATGCTGTGAAAGCAGCAATTACTGCTGAATCGCAGTATTTAGCGTATGCATCAGAAAGTTCTGTAACAAGGGCATCCATAAATGCAGGAGAACTTCTATCAATCAGCTCCCAAGATATTGTCTGAATTCCACTTGCTTTTTTGACATCGACTGTAACATAAGTTGAAGTCATTTCGTCGCCACCTAATGCACCATTTTCTGCTTCAATTGTTATTGAAGGTGCTTGAGATAACTTTGGAAGTGTAAAAGACATCCCAGAATTTGGTAATACGCCCTTTGAAATGCTATCTACTGCTGGGCGACCCTTAATTGTGTTTGTATAAAACTCATTAAGGTGTGGGGCTAATGTTAGCCCTGTGTTTGTTGATGTGTCGTCTGTGAATTTAACATATTGACGGCTCTCATCATTGCCCATTGCAGCTTTGATTGAGTGCTCCAAATATGAAGCAGCAGACACAATTGGTGAGCGTGGCTTTGTATAAGCAACTGGTTGATTTGCTACTACTGCCACAGGCTCTGACTTTGCAGCTTCTACCGCTTCGGTTGCGATAGGAGCCTCTGATTTAATATCAGACACTTTGTCCTCCTGTGTTGTTGTATCCTCAGCGGTTGCTTCGGAATTCTCTGGTGTTGTTTCAGTCGCTACGACTTTTTCAACTCTTGCTGATGCAATTGCAGGATCAGAAACCAAACTGACCTCAGCCAATGAACTTTTTGAAATAACCATCGCACCATCTTTATTATCCCAAGCATCAACCATAACTCCAACAGAAAATCCGTCGCGTAATCCAGTTGCTGCCTCCTCCAAAGCGTCATCCGCTGCAAAAGTTTTTGCCAGACGAAACACGCCTTCTAAACCTGAATCTGTGGCAGTTATATCGACAAGTTTTCCTAAAGGTCTAGTTTTGTCATGCTCAAGCAGAAGTTTGACTGGCTTTGAAAAATCAATGCTGTCTTTGCTAAAAATTGTCTTTCCTGCTGATGTATTTCCTGCTTCATTCCAAGCAACGATCTTTCCAGAAATCGTTCGCTTATTTGTATCAGCGGCAGTTATTGTTATTGGGAAATTAATCTTCATTTGATTAAGTCCTCCTCCTCTTGGATTTGCTCAACGCTCATTGCGCCAATGCGGTTTAGGATTTCATAAACTTGCGCTCTTTGTAATGCATCTCCACGCAAGAAATCATCTACGCTAAAGCGGATTTCAGTTCCGTATGGCGTAAAATCTGGCATTGATAATCTTTGTTCAATGCTTGTTAAAATTGAGCGAAGCGAGAAATCAATTAAAGATTTTCTTTCTGAAACAGAGTTTGAATATGTCATACTGGTTGTTTCAGCAGAAATAAAATATGCCGGGATGCCAGCAGCTCTTGCAATTTCTAAAGCAACATATTGGCGTGCTTCATTCAACTGTAATTTTGCAGGATCAAATCCAAGTGCAGTTAATTCAACATCTGCATTTAAAAATGCGGTTGCTCTAGTTGATCTAGCAGTTTTCCAACTTTCAAGTAATCTTGAAATTCTTTCTGGAGTTAAATTTGTTCCATTTGACTTTAACACCATTGTTGGAACTGGTTCTTTGGCATAAAGTTCAGCAGCTTTTTCCAATTCTAAAGCTGCGCGAATTGTGCGACCTGCTCTTGATAATACGCCTTCATCAAGTCCATCAAATCGAATAACACTTCCAATTCCTGATCCTGGTGTTAATGTTCCATCTAATAAATAGCCAATAATTTCTGTTGCATTAGCATTTAATTGTGGAGTAATGCGATTTGGCGCAACTCTTGTCCATTGACGAACTCTTGCTCCATCTGAAACTGAGTATGCATCTAAAACAATTCCATAACCGACACCATAAAATAAAATATCCTCTGCCAACCATGCATAAACAGCTGACCCAGTAATTCTTGCATCTGGTTGCCAAATTGCTTGAACTGGTTCAACATGTGCGCCAGTAAATTTGTTATATCCTTCTAATGGTAAAGAACCAATTGTTGAGCAAATTATATTTCTTGCTCTTGCCAATGCAGGAACTGACATGGCTTGTTCGCGAGTTGCAGTTTGGTGTGAAAAATAAATTCCACCTAAAGCCTGTTGAATGTTGTATGGCGCATTTGCAGCGGCAACATCAACGCCATCTGTTGCAGTTTTTGTATTTACTTGAAAACGATCGAATAATCCCATTAGCACATAATATACCATATTTCCTAATTATCCGACTTGTATATCAATTTCCGTTTCTTGTTGTGTCGCAAAATATGTTGCTAATGCCGAAGCGACAGCTGCACAAACTGCCACTCGACTTGCACGCCTTCCGATGATCCATGACCCATCCCCATAGGGCAGTTTCGCAGCGGAAAGTGTTTGTTGGGTAAGTTCATCTTGCCCACCATGCTGTAATCGATGGGAATTAATTGCGCCCAGCCATCGATCACAACTTTCAGCATATATCGCCCCATCCATATCTGTAATAGGAATTCCAGCAGGAACTAGTCGACTTGCGACAGCTTGTGCAGTCCTCTTGGAATAAGCGACAGTCTGAACATTATATTTTCTTACATACGGCGCAATATCGTTTGCAACCGCTAGATCGTTGATTGAATAATCATTTGACCAAGTGTGCAGTAATACTAAATTAAATTTCTCGCCCGGTAGTTTTTGTGTAGCAACCAATGCGCCAAACTTTCGATCTGGACTTAAATCTAACCCAAACCAAGTTTCCTTTTCAAGATCTAAAGGTATTGGATCGGTCTGACATAATCCCCATTTTTGTGCATCAATTGCTGAGTTGATTGTATCGACCCATTGTGCCAAAACCTCAGTTCGCACAATATCTGGTGGATCGTTTATTACGGCTTTCAAATTGTCTGGATGAATTGTTATTCCAAGCGAAGGATTGGCTTGAGCGAATGCTGGCCAGTTCATTTCTCCTGACGGAAGGAGAATTGGCGCATCGGGTTCGGCACTCCACTCAAACCAACCGATCGGATCGTTGGTCGTAGCTGATGCCAACGCTCTCTCACGAAGTTTGTTCAAAATTACAGAATGCTGATCTCCAGCAGAACTGTAAATCCATACTTGCGGATTTTTAGCAGCCATCATGGAATAACGCATTGACGACCAAGCATCCTCATCTTTATATTCTCTTAATTCATCAAGGTGAATTGTTTCGGGTTTTGATAAACCTCTAGCTGCATTGTTGGCAGCCTTTACAACAAATCGTCTATTGCCAAATAATTCAATTTCCTCCGCGCCATGTTGCCAGCGGATTTTCTTTACTTCCTTTTCCAACTTAGCATGAGTTTCAATAAGCGCAACTATTTGTCTAAAGGTTTCCAGAGAAGTTGTAAGTCGATGAGCTGATGCAAGTTGTAAGCCTTCCCCCCACACAAACATTCCAGTTAAAATCCGAAGCATCATCAAAGTAGATTTACCTTGCTGGCGTGCCATGATCAAACCAAGTTCGGAATGCGCCCATCTACCATCTGGTCTGACCTTGTGGCCATGAATACACACGAATTTTTGCCATTCCATAAGATTGATGCCCAGTTCGGTAGCAAAATCGATCATCTCTTGCCCTTTTGATGGTAAATCATTGAGTTTTGAGTAAATACGCGGTGTTTGCACACCTCCTAATCCCGAATAAGCCTGATCGCTTAGGATCTCTCCAGTTTTAAGGTCTATCAAGCTGATCCAGTTGGTTCATGCCCAATTGAGGTGTTTTGTGGGTTAGAAAAGGAACG